CAACGAAATGGTCTCTTCATTCCCACTAATGCAGTAACCAAGGCATGGAGAAAGGCTAAGGTTGTCTTGACGGGCCCAAGTGTAAAATATTGTAAAGTCAATGATATTGTAGTGTTTCCCAATGATAAGGGAGCATCAGTTGCTAATCTAGAAATTGAAGGTTATGGTAAGGTAAAGAAAGGAATGTTCTTAAACGAAGAAAGACTTTTCGGTATTTGCAAAAAAATCTAATATATGGCTGGTTTTGATGAATTAAGAAGTTTATTATTGAGTAATGTATTAGATGTTCGTTTTCTAAGAAGAACACCAAAAGCTGGTTCTTCTTCTACTAGAAGAATGTTATGCACTAATTCATCTGAACTTCTTAATTCATATAATGGACAAGTAATATTAGGATATCAAGCACCAACACAATATCCTAAATTCAATCCAAAATCAGAAAATATAATTATTACTTGGGATATCCTAATGCAAGATTATAGATGTATAAATGTAGATAATTGTACAGTTATTCAGAAGCTACCCGCAAACGATGAATTCTGGAAATACTTCAATGAAAACATTTATATCATGTCTACATCACAAAAAATTAACTTCATGAATACATGATTACTACACTCGAAAATAATTTAAACAATTTTTTACAAAGAGATGTGAATTTTATTTGTAATAGCAAGTCCATCAAAAAGGGAAAATTATTGCTATTTACAATTAAGGATTTTTACATTACCTTTATGTTAAGGGTAAACAACGAACAAAAAAAATTTGAACTACCTTATCCTTTTTTTAGTGAAACAAAAGGATTAACTGCTGAGATGAATTATTCTCTAAATGAGATAGCTCACAACTGCGATCATTTGTATTTTAAATTAAAATCAATAACACCTAAGACTAACGCAAAAATTTATGACAATGTAGTTTATATTGTTGGTGAGTGACCTCTTTTAGAAACCATATAAAATGACATTATGAATTTGATGTCATTTTTTCCTGATGGATATGAGCCTCTCCAACAACAATCGGAAATCATTCCGCGTATTGAAAGAGCATTTGAATCAGGAAAGAAGTTTGTTATTTGTTGTGCGCCTACCGGATCGGGCAAATCTTTTCTTTCAAAAACATTAGCCAATAGCAGTTCTGTTTCAACAGCAGAATATATTAATTCCATTAATAGCAATCAGGCATTTTCAATGGATCAATTTGGAAAATATCTTGATCCAGATAATTGTGCATATATGTCTTCTTTCGGTGCTATTGCTTTGACCATTACTAAAACATTGCAGGATCAATATGCAATGCTATTTAATGATTCAAAAGTATTGAAGGGAAAATCAAATCATGTATGTGCTATTGATCCGAAATTTACTGTTGATATTGCCCCTTGTATTTTCAATTCAGATTTAAAGCATGAATGCCAAGTTGCTAATAAGTGCCCATATTATAATGCAAGAAATGAAACATTAGTATCACAATTTGGTGTATTGAATTACAGTATGTTTCTTTCATTACCGGATCATGTAAAGAAGCGTGATTACCTCATTTGTGATGAAGCTTCTGAATTGGAAGATGAATTAGTTAAAAGATTTTCGAGAGAATTAAATTTTAAGATTCTCAAGAAGATGAATATTTCAATTACATCTATTCCAATTAATAATTATACAAAGTTTCGTTCTTGGTTAGAAAATTTTGTTGGTGACCTGAGTGAAGAGGTAGATACGTTAAGAGAGTCTTTAAAGAAAAAGAAATCTAATATTGCATTAGCTGATAGACAGAAATTATCGTTATTTACAAATTTGCATATGTCTCTTAAGAGTACTATTGATACGTGGGATGATTGTGAATATATTTTAGAAAAGACCAATGAAGCAATTACATTGAAACCTTTGAGGGTAGATAAGCTATCACAGCATGTATTCAAATTCGGTGAGAAGATTTTATTGATGTCTGCAACAATTATTGATCATAAGCATTTTGCAAAGACCCTAGGCATTACAGATTATGAATATATTGAAGTGGATTCAACATTCTCACCAAAGAAAGCACCTATCTTTTGTACCGGTAAGGTTAAATTGAATTATAAAAATTTAAAAACATCACTTCCATATATCGCAAAGCAAATTAAAAATCTCTGTGATCAACATAAAGATGTTAAGGGTGTAATCCATACACATACTATGGAAATTACTAATTATTTGAGAAATAATATTAATGATCCTAGATTCATCTTTCGTGGTGATGGCATGACAAATGAACAAATCCTCAAACAACATTTGGAAGATCCATCTCCAACCATTTTAGTATCACCATCATTGACTTATGGTGTAGACTTGAAAGATGATCTAGCTAGATTTCAGATTCTTGTTAAAGCTGCATATATGCCTTTAGGAGATGAAAGAATCAAACGACTCTTCAAGGAAGATGGTCAATGGTATGTCAATAAGATGCTTAATAATCTCATCCAAGCATGTGGAAGGGGTGTAAGGTCTGTTGATGACTATTGTGTCACTTATGTTTTGGACGGATGTATTGTTGATGCTGTTATTCAGAACAAAACAAGACTACCGAAGTACTTCTTGAAGCGGTTCAATTAAATATATGTGTGGAAATACAGACATTTCATTTTGAGATACGTGATATCATATCGCAATTTATAGCTGCGTTTGATGATGTAGTTATAAATCGATATGATAAAAATCGTAGTGCAAGATCAAATGTTAAAGTAAGATATGTTTATTCTCCGAAAGAAAGAGTATTATTTGACCTAGTTAATAAAGCACAAAATATGACATTGCCTGTTATTGCAGTTAATGTCACAGGAATAAGTAGGGATGAAAACAGAGTTTTTTCGAAGCTTTATGGATTTGATGAAAGTGATCACTATGCTGACTTGAAGCCGGGTAAAACACATGCACATATTAACATGCCTGTTCCAGTTGATATTGCAATTTCTATGTCAATTCTAACTGAATATCAAACAGACATGGATCAAATATTATCTAATTTTATTCCGTATTCTAATCCATATGTTGTTATAGCTTGGAAAATACCGGATATCATGGGGACAGCAACTCCTCAAGAAATTAGATCACAAGTTATTTGGTCTGGTGATATGTCCATGTCTTATCCTACTGATACAACTAAGTCAGACAAATACAGAATTGAAGCTTCGACTACCTTTACTATTAAGGGGTGGTTATTTCCTAAAGAAACGCCCAAACAACAAAACATATTTTTTATCAAAACTGATTTCTCTTCAGCACTATTAGAATGTGATAATTTTTATACAGCTAATGCAGATACTATTCAACTGCCNGAAAAACACAATACCAGGACTATAGAATTTTCNGCAGCACCTGCTTGTACTTCAATATTCTTCCATGGTACTCTAATAGATAGTGATTTCGTATTCCAAAAAGAAGAAGCAGATTATCCATTCATGCTTCTAGGCAATAATTACGACCACACAACAAATGTCTTATTGTCTTCTTCGGCAACTATTTTACCATCTACACTTACTATTTTAAATTTTGATTATTATCCCTCTGTAAGTGCATATAACCTTCCATTATCATGTTATAAAATTCTAAACAATTATACCATCGAATTAAATTTACCTGAATTGATTAGTAATGGAACATTTAATATCATAGTTGCTAATAAAGCGGGTTGGCAAAAATTCAGATATGATATGAACATAGGCGATGCACCAGATAGTAGTACGCTACCGCCGCCGGAACCACCACCACCACCAATTACAGATGTGACAGGGAAATACTTCTTCTCATTGCTTAATAATGATTGGTATGATTTAGCTAACTGGTATGGTGACTTCAATAAAACAATTCCAGCTACGCTATTACCCGACGACACAACCGACGTCATTGTTTTAGAACACACATTGAGACCTGTTGTAGATTTGGATAATTTTGAATGGCAAGATCCAAAAAGCATCGATGCTACATTCGCCGGCATTACATTTGCTTCAACTGCTGGTAGCTTAGTATATGCACCTATTGTAGGTGA